AGGCGGAAGATGCCACGCATCAGCACGTCGTGGACGTGCAGCCCGTGAAGAAGCGGGGGCGTGGTCCCAACAAGCCGAAGATCAAGCCGGTGACGGTCACCGCGCAGGAGTAAGTCATGCCACAAGCAGGAGGGGCGTTTCAGCCCGGCCAGGATACGGAGTTCTACGGCGGCGTCAAGGCGGTCGGTCCAGGTGCGAGCATCGGCTACGGTGCGTCCACCACGGGGCTGCAGGGGGCGACTGGTGGGGCGGTCACACAGGCGTCGAACCGCACGACTGGCGTCACGCTGAACACGCTGTGCGGGACGATCACCACGAACACCGCTTCGCTCGGTGCGGAACTGTCAGCCGAGTTCACCGTCACCAACAGCCTCGTCGCGATTGGGGATGTGGTGGTCTGCTGCCAGCAGTCTGGCGCGGTCGGGGTGATGACCGATGTCTACGTCTCCACGGTCGCAGCCGGGTCGTTCAAGATCAAGGTGGCGAACAACAACGCCGCAGCGGGTGTCGCAGAGACGGGCGCGATTATCATCAACTTCGCGGTCATCAAGAGCGTCACGACGTAGGTCATGGCTACCATCGCCACGCAGCCGTATAACCGCTCGATTGTCCTGACCAAGAGCGACACGCTGAACATCGACGGCACGACTGCCGCCACGCTCTTGGGCACCATTAACAAGCCCCAGCCCTGTGACGCCGTGTACGTCGGCGGCACGGGGATCGTCAATGCGGTCTTTGAGGATGGCTCGATTGTGCCGTTCACGGCCGCGGTCGGGGAGATTCTGCCGATCAAGATCATCCGCGTGACCTCGAGCACGACGACCGCGACCCTGATGAACGCGCTGTATTACGTATGAGCGTCACGGCGACCGCCCGCACGATCATTACCGATGCGCTGATGACCATCGGGGTAACGGCGGCGGGCGAAACGCTGTCTGCGGAGGACGGCTCGCTCGGGCTGCGGATTCTCAACGACCTGATCGACAGCTACGTCATCAACGACCTGACGATGCTGACGGTGGACCGGAACGTCTTCCCCATCGTCGCGAATCAGGCGACCTACACGATTGGGCCAGCGGGGGGAGACATTACACTTCCTCGCCCGATTGAGATCGAGAATGCCGGCGTCATTCTGAACTACAACACCACGAGCGAGAACGAGATTCCGCTGGTGGCGTTGACGGATGATGCCTATGCCGCGATTCGCGTCAAGACGCTGACGAACGCCATCCCGACGCAGATTTACTACAACCCGACGATTGCGACGGGCCTCGGCACGATCCTGCTCTACCCGACCCCTACGGCGACGGGGAACTACTGCGCCATCTACCTCGGGTCGCAGACCGCGCAGTTTACGAACCTCTCGACGTCGCTGGTCATGGCTCCGGGTTACTCGCGGATGTTCAAGTGGAACCTCGCACTGGAACTCTGTCCCTACTACGGACGACCTGTTGATCAGTTGGTGATGCAGAACGCGGTCGGGTCACTCAAGGACGTGAAGCGGACCAACGTGAAGGTCAGCGACCTCTCGCTCGATCCGGGGATCACGGGCGGGACGGACAAGAGCGGCTGGTATAACATCAACACCGATCAGCCCTGAGGGTTAGATGCCTGTTGCCCCCGGCGTCATTGGCCCTTCCGGTTCGGTCTACTCGGTCAACGCGGACGCCGAACGCACGATCAACTGGTTTGTCGAACAACCGGACGGCGGAGCCTCTGGGAAGAACCCGCAGGGCCAACTCGTCCCCCGTCCCGGCCTGACCCCGTTCGCTACCCTCTCGGCCGGTCCTGTCCGTGGGATCTTCTACCAGGACGGGCGGTGCTTTGCGGTCGGTGGCGAGTTCCTGCATGAAGTCTATGCGTCTGGGAATGTCTCGGTCATCGGGTCGGTCGGAGCCTCGAGTTTCGGTGGGTCGGATTGTGTGTCATTCGCCTCGTCAGGGACGCAGAGCAACCAACTGGCGCTGACGTCATTCGGGCAACTCTACGTGCTCGATCTGACGACGTTTAGCCCGACCTACACGCTGACGCACGTCACCAGCATCAACTTCATGCAGCCGGTGCAGACGGTAGTGTTCTTTGACTCCGACTTCATTGCGCTCAGAGGGGGCACGCGTCAGTTCTATTACTCCGCCCTTGAAGACGCGACGACGTGGGATCCGCTGCAGGTGGAGGAAGTCTCGCTGTTCTCGGACAACCTCGTGCAGATGGCGGTGAGCCATGAAACGCTCTGGTTGTTTGGGTCACAGCACTCCCTGCCCTACTTCGACAGCGGGGATGCGGACACCCCGTATGTGCCCATCTCTGAGACGGTGGTGGAGTGGGGGGTTGCGGCACAGAACTCCGTCGCAAAGATGGACAACACGCTGTTCCTGTTGAGCGGGAATGAGAACGGCCGCGATCAGGTGATGCGGATCAACGGCTACAACTTCCAGCGCGTGTCTAGCTTCTCGAGCGAGATCTTCTTCAATCGAGCGGAAGGCATGGACCAGTCGATTGGCTGGTGCTACAGCGAGGCGGGGCACTCGTTCTATCACCTCTACGCGCCGGACATGGAGACGAGTTGGGTCTTCGATGCGGCGACGGGGGTCTGGTGTGAGCGGTCGCAGTGGAGTCCGAAGACTCGGCGGCATTATCCGCATCTTGGCCGTTGTCATGCGTTTGCGTTTGGGACTCATCTGGTGGGGGATCGGCAGAGCGGAACGATCTACCGGCAGGGACTGGACCTGACTACAGATCGCATTATGGTGGGGACAGGCCTCTAGATGGCGGTCCACTTCGCCACCACGTCGGATTACCTGAAGCGCACCACGTCGCTACTTCCTGCGTCTGGTAATAGCACGGTCTGTTTCTGGGCGAAGTTCCCCACCGTGTCAACGTCTCCGGCGCATCAGGTGGCCTATGCGATCCTTGATGATCCTGCGGTCTATACCAACTACACGGCGTTATATGCCAACTCAGGGAATGCCATTCTGCAGGGGACTGGACCTGGAACAGTAAACGGGACACCTCCGACAGCGGATACATGGTCGTTCTATGCGTGGACGCAGAGTGGCACCACTCAGCGGCTCTACATCAATGCGACATCCATAGGCACCTTCACACTGAATCGATCGGCGTTTACGAACGGATTTGAGTTTATGGGCGGCGATACTATCACCGCTCAGACCGACGTGACGGTGGCCTACTGCCGGGAATGGACGACAGCGTTGAGTGCCGCCCAGCTTCTCTTGGAGATGCAGGCGACGTCTGCGGTCCATACGTCGAATCTCTACATGGATTGCCCATTCTCCTCGACGGTCACCGACCAGAGCGGGAATGGGCATGACTGGACACAGATAGGATCTGGGTCTTTCGTTTCTGATCCATCCATACCGACGAATAGTAGTGCAGCGACCGCTACGGCCTTCGCCACGCTGCCGCAGACCATCACGCAAGACTTCGGGGATGGCTTGTATGCCTGGTATTCCTACACCGGACATGCCGACGAGTTGATGGCGGGATTCTGGGCCTATTCCGATATTGCCACCGAAAATATCGGGATTACCGTCTATGAATCAGACGGCACTACATCGTTCTTGTCATTACAGGCGACTAACAAGCCGATCCAAGTGCCGCAATCTGAAGGCACATTGCTGTATTTGTATGTCCACAAGTTCGGTAGCACTCCTCCATCCGTAGACGTGACACTCTCTGCTGTTCCAGGTCCGACATCCGCAGTTCCAATAGGTGCGATCTTCGACAATGACGATACGTCGGGGTTTTTCACTGCCGTCGTCAGCCCTACGAATGGGGCGAATTATCAGGTATTAAGGTTTTTCGATGTTGCGGTCACTAATAGCGAACTCGGTGGAGACGTTCTAGAAAATGGGCGGGTGTTACTCGCCGATGATGACGACCGCACGTTCAAGTTGTTCAATGGTCAGCTAGACGTTATCGCGACTGTCTCAGGCTTGACCTCACGCAGTAACAGTTCCGTGCGGACCTGCGTTGGAGCGCAGGTGTTTTATGTAGGAAACTCTGGCACGTTCCCAGGCACGGCGTTTATCAACCGGGTAGACGGAGATGGAATCGTCACGGATACATGGACGCTGCCAGCACTGGGTCTTGTAAATGCGGCAGCGAGTAATGACGAGTCTATTATCTATACCACTGGTCAAAGTTCGTCCATAAACGCACCGATCCAGCAGTGGAATCCGAATACCAATACATTCGGAGCGAACCTTGTCGCTGGAGTCGCTAGCTATACCACTAATGACCTCATGGTATTGGGTGATGATAGCGTGCTGGCGATCTACCAAAAACCGTCTGGAGGTGGTGCGCTAACATTTGTTCGTAGATACGATGCAGCGGGCGCGACGCTGAATACCTACAACTTCACTACGAATAGTAGCTTTGGATCGCTGTTTCATGCCCTTGACGATCCGACGACGTTTTGGCTTCGGTTACATGATGAAGTCGCCACGGACACCTGTAGTTATTACAACATAGTGGCTGCGACTGGGGTAATTCTTGCGACGGTGACTCAGGCAACATTCGACCAAGGTATCTATAGCGCTGCGGCGACGGCGAGTCCGGTGGCACGGTTTGGGTTGTCTACGTCCTGTCCGTCATTTATCCTGCGCGAAGCCATCAGTCCTCCACTTCCTCCTACGCCGAGCGGAGATAGTGGCACCGAATATCTGATCCGAAGGGAGCGGTGGTTCCCGCACATTGGTCAGGAGCAGATGCGGCAGTTCTTCTCCAAGCTTCAGATTGACCTCTACGCCGGCAACGGCATCAGCACGGGGCAAGGCTCGGATCCGCTGCTTGAGATCGACTGGTCGGATGATGGGGGGCATACGTGGAGTGACATCCACTTCGTCCAGACCGGGGCGATTGGGGCATTTCGGACCAGAGCGATCCTGCGGCGAATGGGCAGTAGCCGGGACCGGGTGTATCGGATTGCGTGCACGGATCCTGTCGCTTGGGTGGTCGTAAATGGTTACCTAGACGCAGTGCTCGGCACATCATGAACACGTTTCTTGGAGCGCCGGAGGCCGAGTCTCATCGCATGGCGGACATTTTCTTTAGGGGTGAGATATTCAAGATTTGCGCTCCTATTATCAGATTTGTCGCCGTTTTTATGATTAACCTGAAACCCTATTGGGCACAGGCCCAGGAACGCAGCCGCAACGATTCGATGGAACAGCGCATCGATCCGAGACTTATTTCGGATCAAGGCGATACGGTGGTAACCCAGTTTGTCGGCTTTCGTGTTTCGGATCATTCCTGTGCGAGAGAACAGCGAGCGAATCCGGCCGAGGTTGGAGACTTCATATCGATCCTCAAAGCCGACCACTGGACGCCATTCTTCGCCCGGCTCATCACACCGTCGCTGGGCTGGAAGATGGTCCCAAGAACGGCGGCAGCGAATGTCGCTGATGGTTCCCTCGGTTACACCATAGCGTTGAGCCAGTATCGGCCCAGATTCTCTGCTGTCTCTGATTGCCAAAACGTCCTGCGCCGTTACCTTTGCCTTGTTATTGTCTTCGCCGGAAAGTCCATGCGGCCTAGCCATTTACACCATTATACCGTATCGGTTGCGTCATGAGACTGTCACCGACCACCGGAAAGATCCTCTCAGGGCAGGGCGGCGGGACCATTGGGATTAATGGGGCTGTTCCGGCCTCACTCGCCACCGCGACGGGTGGGGGCTGGGGCTGGCTGGATGACGACACATGTGGCGGTCAGGCCGACCTCGGGGCTGGATACCTCCTCCGTAAACTGATCGTCTCCACGGACACCCTGAGCGTTCTGGACGCCACTCCTAGCGGGGTGACAGACGCGGCGACCCAGTTCAGAGCCGGGAATAACTTCTGGGCGGCGTTCCTGACGGGCGGCGCACTCAAAGGCGTTCGGTCGAACATCCGCGCCACGCTGCCGCTTGCGGCTCTTGGGGATTTGGACGAGACGGGTCGCATGGTGGTGGTGCAGAACTACACCGCCGATGCGGGACTGGTCTCCTACAACACGGTTGGCGCACAACTCTGGATCAACTCCACGACGGTCCTCGACGGGTCCAATCGGCTGCGGAGCAAGAACGGGTCAGTCGCCTACCAGGACACCTCCAGCAACTGGCATCTCCGAGATACGGCAACTGGCGACTTGCAGTCCTTCGCGCCACGGACAGGCGAAGTGGTGGCGGCGATGGTCCCGGTGGTCATCTCCAGCGTCATCTGGGTGGTGGAACTCACGAACACCCAACTGACGATTCGGCCGGCGACCTCCAGCAATGGGTTCGTGCTGTCTACCTCCGCGAACCTGTTCAACCCTGATGCGGTGTCGATGGCCGCGGGAACGGTCCGGGTGGGCTGGTCGGTGAGCACCGGCGAACTGCCGACGGACATGCGGATCGCGGACCTGACCGTCACGACGGGTGGCACGGCGCTGGGGTCCACGACGACTGGATCGCTCGTCATCGGTGCTTCGACGGCCGGCACCACGGGCAATTTCACCGTCGGTCCTATCGAAGGTGGGTCACTCCAAGCGACCAAGCAGCCACGCAGGGCCATGAAGCCCGATGGCAGTGGCTTCGTGGGGTCGGAAGGGGCGCGACAGTATCAGGCGTGGTGGGACACGCTCGCCAAGCAAGCGGTGGCTCCCGCGAACCTGTCACAAGCGACAGGCGTGCTCGATCCTGGACATGGTGGAACAGGAACGGATACCGGACTGACCGTGATCGATGGCGGGAACATCCTTCCCGGCACGATCCCATGCTCTGCGATACAATCTGACTGCCTTTCTGCGCTCGGCAGTGGCTGGATTCCCGTCGTGACCGGCGCGGAGCCTCCGGTCTTCGTCACTGACGGGGCCGGGGTGTTGATTCTGGTGGCGGGTCCATCCTGATGTCTGACTCGACCCTGAATTACTTCGTCGCCTCAGGCACCAACGCCGAGCGACTGGCGTTTACACCCTCGCCACCCTCCCCGGCGAACGCCCCGCCCCATCCCGGATATTTTTTCTACGAGACTGACACCGGCGATACCTATTCGTGGGACGGGGCCGCGTGGCAGTTGGTTGGTGGCTCTGGATCGGGTGGGGCCGCGATCTCCGCAGGCACGCAGTCTGGTAACACCGGCACGATTGTCTTCTCGAACAGTGGCGGCGTCACGTTCGGGATGTCGGGTTCCACCCGCATTACCGCCTCGGTCAAGACGGACTACGCCGGCACGGGGATCACGACCGCCACGACCACCGGCACGGTGCTCGTCGGCACGAACAGCAGCAACGGGCTGAGTCTCGGCGTTCCGGCGTGGATCACGGCGGGATCTGGATCGGTCAATTTCAGCGCGGGCACGACGTCAGGGAACCAGACCGCCATCAAGTTTGCCGATAGCAACGGGGTGAGTTTAGGCCTGAACGCCGGGACCATCACGGCAACTGTCAAGACTGATTACCAGACCAGCGGCAACTACCTGACGACGGCGGATCTCTCGCAGAACAGCAGCAAATACGCGCAGGCGTGGGATCTCACCGGGAATACGGCTGGCACCACCAGCAGCCTGCAGGGGACGCTCTGGCACTTCCAGGGCGGGAACAACATCACCGTCTCTGGCTCGAGCAACACCATCGTCATCAGCGGAGCCAACGCGGGTGGAGCGCAGACGGCGATTTCAGGGATCGTCGCGTCGAACACTACCTACACGTCAGGGACGGTGACGTTCTCCGGGGTCGGTGGTGGTGTCACGGTCAACTCCAACACTGGGCAGCGCATCGACATCTCAGTCGGTCCCTACATCACCACGGGTGCGCTCTCAGGGGACACCTCGAAATACGTGCAGGCGTGGGAACTGACTGGGAATACCGCAGGCACCACGTCCTCGCTGCAAGGCACGAAGCTCTACGTCTCTGGCGGGAACAACGTCACGGTGTCTGGCTCGAGCAATACGGTGGTGTTCTCGGTCGGGAACTACATCACCACGGCCGACCTGTCCGCGAACTCCTCGAAATACGTTCAGAACTGGAAGCTCACTGGAAACACCGCCGGAACCACCTCCAGTGCTCAAGGCACGGATCTCTGGTTCTCAGGCGGGAACTCGATCACCGTCTCCGGCAGCAGCAATAGCATCGTCTTCAGCGTGGGGAACTACATCACCACGGGTGCCCTTTCCGGTGATACGTCGAAGTATGTGCAGGCATGGGAACTGAAAGGCAACACGTCTGGCACGACGTCATCGCTGCAAGGCACGAAGCTCTATTTCTCTGGCGATAACGGCCTGACCGTCTCAGGAAACAGCAACACGATTGCCCTCTCGGTCAGCACCTATAACACCACGAGTTACGTGACGGCGGGATCGGCCACGACCGTGCAGCCGGTCGGGTCAGCGAACTCCGTTGGCACGGTGTCCCGGTGGGCGCATGAAGATCACGTTCATGCGGGCGTGGCTGGGATCGGTATCTCGACGGCGGGGAACTCCTCTGGCACCTCCGGGAGTCAGGTCGGGACGTATTGGTTTCAAGGTGGTTCAAATATTACGCTCAGCCAGATCACGTCCAATAATGGCAGTCATACACTGGTCATCTCTGGCGCAACAGTGGCCGGACAGCCGGTCAACTTCTCGGCAGGGACGACGAGTAATAACCTCGGGTCGGTGGTGTTCTCCAACTCCGGTGGCATCTCCTTCGGCCTGAACGGGTCCACCATCACGGCGTCGGCCAGCACGGTCGGGACGGCCACGACCGGAGCGGCAGTCGGGTCAGCGAACTCGGTCGGCACGATCACTAGGTGGGTGGCGGAGGATCACGTCCACGCTGGCATCGGGGCGCTGGGGATCTCCACGGGGAACACGTTTGGCACCTCCGGGAGCAAGCAGGGCACCTACTGGTTCGCCGGGACGGCTGGGGTCAACATCAGCCAGATCACGTCCAACAACGGCAGTCATACGCTCCTGTTCTCCACGCCAGTCGAGGGATTCAATGGGTTCCTTGAACCCTATCCACTCCTGACGGCGACGGCGAGTTTTGCGCCCGTGGCCGGGTCATGGTATCTCGCCCCATTCACGGCGTTTGGATCCGTCAGTGGGGGGCGCATCAACGTCCTCGCTCAGAACACGGGCACGGCGAACCTGTTTCTCGACATCGGAGAGACGGCCTACAACTCTGCTAGCACTGGTGGGATTCAACAGTCGTATACCTATCAGGCGAACGTCGCGCTGTTCTCCCAAGGGACTGGGACCAACAGCACACGGCTGGAGAGTCTGTGGAGCAACAGTCACTCAGTGCTCTGGTCGAAGTCGCTCTCCATCTCCACGAACGCGGCGACGAATATCGCGGTGTCGTTGGCGCAGAGCGTGTCCTACATCTCCGATATCGGGAGTGATGGGGGCACGACGTTTGTGCAGTATGCCAATGCGGGATCGAGCACGATTGCGAACTCGTCAGGGAACTCCACGCTGGTGTCCACGGTGTTCAGCAGCGGTCGGAACCTGATGAGCGGGTCGCTGGTGCAGCCGTTCCCGTTCAATACGACCATCAGCGCCGGCATCTACTGGCTCGGCTATGCGTGGTCATCCACTCGTGCGCGAGCATCGACGGGCAACCTGACGACCGGATCCGATTACAGTTTCGGCGCACTGGTGGGCATGTCCAGACTCGCGCTGGACAGCCTGTATCGTAACTTCGGCAGCACGGCGACGACGGCACGGTCGCAGATCATCCCGTATGGTGTCTATACCGCAGCGGCGAACATGGTGCCTCCGACGAACATCGCGCTGAGCAGTGACCTGTCGTCTCTGGCCTCTCAGTGGGTGCCCTACTTCAACTTCCAGGTGCGAGGATTGACCAAGTAATGGCGATTGCGTTGGTGTCTCATGTGGGGTTGGCCTTAGCAGGCACAACGAGTTCCATCAATACGACCGGGGCGACATTGTTGGTCGCGGTGGTTGGTTACAATGGTGCGCCTCAGGCGACGGTGAGTGATAGTAAGAGCAATGTCTGGCAGGTTGTGGCTGGGAACACGATCCAGTCGAATAGTGGTGTGGATGTCTACTTTTCCATCAACCCGACCGTTGGCACCGGGCATACCTTTACGCTCGCGACGGCGAACAATCCGACGTTTTGTGTCGCCGCCTTTAGTGGCACGGCGACCTCGTTTGTGACGAGCAAGAGCCTGATCGCGTCGAGTGCGAGTGCGACATCATTGACGACGGGGAATATTACGCCAGAAGTAGCGAACTGCCTCATGATCAGTGCGCTCTCGAATCGCGTGCAAACGACCTACGCGGTTGATTCGAGTTACACGATTACCGATCAGTTTTCGTTCATTGCCGGGTCGCAAATTGGCAGTGCCTTAGGGTATCTCGTGGAAACGAACGCCACCGCACAGAATCCGTCCTGGTCATGGACTGGTGCTGGGGTCGGGGCGATGATCAATTTGTATGTGCAGCCACCCGTGGCATCTCCTGGCAACATTCTTCCCGTGGTGTAACGATGACCCCAGCCCAACTCACAACCTTGAAGAACGACATCGCGGCGAACCCGAATCCCACCGGCCAGCCGGGGTCGATCTATGCGACGGTCGCCGTGAATCTGACACCGAACAACTCGGATGGGAATGCCGCGATTGCGTTCTGGTATGACCAAGCCACCAACCCGGTGAAGGTGGTGTGGCGGAATGCGATTCCTGTCTATCAGGTCGGACAGGCGATGTTGTCAGCGGATGTGGCGAACCTGACCGCGACGAACCTGACGCGGCTGCAGACGCTCGCCCAGTATGCCCTGCAGGGCTTCACCGGCTCTGTGGACACCGAAGCGGGGTTTAGCGACATCTTCTCTGTCGCTGGAGCCGCAGGCACCAGAGCGTTGCTGCACACGGTCTGGAGACGGACGGCCCTGAGAATCGAATCTCTGTTCGCCACAGGCACTGGTAGTGATGCCGTCCCGGCGACGTTGGTGTTTGAGGGGCAGATCAGCGGTGGGGACGTGAACACGGCACGGAATAGCTAACCATGGCGACCATTAAGGAATCCTTCCCAGCTGCAGCGGTCACGATCACGATCAACCCGCAGAGCGTGGCGACCTCGTCCACGTTCGTCGCAGGGGTCGAATCGGATGCGGTCACGAACATCACGAACCTCGATCTGGACCATCAGATCAGCGGCGTGTGGCGGGCCGGAACGACACCGACCGCGAACACGCAAGTGCAGATCTGGATTGTCGCGCCGATCAGCGACAACCTCGCCGGCACGGTGACGTGGCCGGACGTGTTCGATGGCACGAACAGCGCTGAGACGGTAACGAGTGCGGGCGTGCTGCAAGGGTTTGGACGACTTGGGGCGGTGCTGAACATCGACAGCAACACCAGCAGCCGTGATTACCCCTATGGGCCGTTCTCGGTGGCGGCGCTCTATGGCGGGTTCATGCCGACGCAGTATGTCGTGTTCATCACGAACGGGTCTGGCGCGACGTCAGACGCCACTGGTGGAAATTTCTTCACGAAATACATGCGCGTGCAGGCGACGAGTGTGTAGATGTTGAGTCTCCCGAGAAGCGGATCGCGGCCTGCTGGGCCGGTTGGTGTCAACAAGGGATCACTGCAGGCCGAAGGGTTGACCGCGTGGTATCCCATGTCGCCCGGTTACTCGGCCGTCTATGGAGTGCCGCCATTTATTCTTAATGGGGCTGGCAACTTTGGCACCACGATGGCGGCGACGACGATTGGAGGACTCGCGGCATCGTTCTCAGGAGCTACCGATGCGTATCTACAAAAAGCCTCATCCATCGGCACATTTGTGGCTTCGCCATTTACTGTCTCCATCTGGTGTTATGAGACGGCGAGTTCGGGAGGATCGAAACTCTGGGTCGCGAACCAAGGGGGTGGTTTCAATGGGTATTACCTCCAAATTGTGACCGCGACGCCTCAATGGCAGGCTTTTGATGGATCTACAGGGTCGGTAACCCCCACCTCGAATGTGACCTTAAACACATGGCAGCACATCACGGCAATTGAGTATTCGAGCACGTCACGAGCCTGTTTCCTGAATGGCGCGTCAAAGGGCACTGATACCACCAGCATCACTCCGGGATTGGTGAAGGGCAATGTCTTTGAAACGCTCGCGGCACAGTCGGATGGCACGGGCCGGTTTACCGGGCTGATTGCTGACGTTCGGATCTATAACCGCGCCTTGACCGATGCGGAAGTCTGGGCACTCTACGATCCCAGAAGCCGCTGGGATCTCTACTGGCAACCGAACACCCGCGCCTACAGTTTCATGTCGGCTATTGCCGCAAGCGCAGCGGGCTATCTCCTGGTGAAGAACTGATGCCTCTGGTGGTTCAAGACTTCGCGGGCGTGCATAACGGCGATCTGCACAAGACCTCGGCGCGGCTGATTCAGGGCGGGTCGTGGAAGCGCCAGAGAATTGTCGTGATTCTGCCGGCCGACAAGACGATGAGCACGCGGGTCGCTTTGTCCCACTGGAACCTCGGATTCCCCCCAAACAACGGGGTGGTGCGGATCCTGGCTGAGGGGATGGAGGTGGGGGATGCCTACTCACAGGCCATTGAGCAAGTGTTGGCACATCCTGACCTCAGCACATGGGAATACATCCTGACTATAGAGATGGATAATGCTCCTCCGTCTGATGGCGTGATCAAGCTTCTTGATCACATGGAGGCCCATCCAGAATTGGCCTGTATTGGTGGGGCATATTTCACGAAGGGACACGGAGGCGTTTTACAAGCTTGGGGCGATCCTAAGGATCCGATAGTGAACTTCAGGCCACAGCCGCCCGATCCCAATGGTGGATTAGTCGAATGCTGCGGAACTGGAATGGGCTTTAATCTGTGGCGTTTGAAGATGTTCAAGGATCCAAAGTTGAAGAAGCCGTGGTTTAGGACATTGGCAGGGAAAGAAGGCTTCGGAACTCAAGACCTCGTGTTTTGGGGTGATGCTCGAAAATACGGCTATCGTTGCGCCGTAGCATGTGACGTGAAAGTTGGGCATTGGGATGGGGAGATCATGTGGTGAGGGGACTCCTCTATCGACTCACGGCACCGAACGGGAAGTGCTACATAGGCATTACGTCGAAGACGTTGGATGCACGTTGGGCGAAGCATGTTGAGCATGCTCTGGGTAAACGCACTAACGGAGTGCTCTATGCGGCTCTCAGGAAATATGGTCCTGAGACGTTCCATCGCGAAGTGATTGCGGAGTGTGATGACTGGGACAGGCTCTGTCAGATGGAACAAGAGTCTATTCAGTCACAGCGAACGCAGTCCCCATATGGCTACAACGTCACTCCTGGTGGAGAAGGCGTATTGGGACCGCGCAATGAGCAGGCGAAAGCGGCTATTAGCAAGGCCCAACAACAACGCTATTCCGATCCAGATCAGAAAGCGCGCCTGCGAGAATATGGCTTGCGTGGTAACGCAATAAGAGCCAAGGCTGCACAGATTAACCAGGAACAGAAAGCCCTTGAGCATCGCGCCTATCTTGCTACCGGTGAGCCACAGCGTAAACATGCCGCATCGGTGAGGTCGGCATTGGCTCGCCCTGAGGTGAGAGCCAAGATCTTAGCTTGTGCGCAAGAACGTGCCGCCAGCCCTGACTGGCGCAGCAAGATTAGCGCATCCAAGACAGGACAACGCCTCGGCCCATGCTCGGAGAGTCGAAAGCAGAAGATTGCTGAGGCACGTCGGCGTGAATGGGCAGATCCGGTGATCAGGGCGGTCAGATTGGCTGGACTCGCGAAGGCGCGAGCGGCAAAGGAGATTCACGGTAATGGGTAGAGCCGCAAAAGCCAAGGCACTTGCGCCGGTGATGAAGTCGGTGCTCAAGCTCGATCTGGGGTGTGGTCCTCATAAACGCGACGGCTTCCTCGGGGTAGACCGCCATCCCTTCCCCGGCGTCGATCAGGTGGTAGACCTCCGCGTGACTCCGTGGCCGTGGGAGGACAACTCGGTCATCGAGGCGCACTGCAGCCACTTCCTCGAGCACCTGGACCAGTATCAGCGGGTGCAGTTCTTCAATGAACTGTTCCGGGTGCTGCATCCCGGTGGGAGTTGCCAGATCATCACCCCGCACTGGGCGTCAGCGCGAGCCTATGGCGACCCGACGCACATCATGCCGCCCGTCTGCGAGTGGACGTATCTCTACTTGGAGAAGTCGTGGCGGATGGCGAACGCGCCCCATGCCGATGTGAGCGTGGATCCGAAGAACGGCTACAGCTGTAACTTCAACTGGGCGACGGGGTATTCGATTCGGCCGGATATCCTGCTCAGGAACCAGGAGTTTCAGCAGTTTGCGGTGGCGAACTACAAAGAGGTTTGTCAGGACCTTCATGCCACGGTCACCAAGCCCTAGTAGGCGTAGAATGGGAGCACTCAGATGAGCTTCTGGAGTAGTCTCGGCAAAGGCATCCTGGGATCGATCCCGGTGGTGGGGCCGATTGTCGGAGGCATCATTCAGGGTGCCGAAGAATCGAAGACCGCGAAGAACGCGGCGAATCAACAGGTTGCCGCGACGAATCAGGCGATTGGGCTGCTGAAGCCCTACGCCGACACAGGCGGGCAAGCGTTTCAGACACTTGGGAGTCTGATGGGCCTCGGGACCAGTGGAGGCGGGGGGACGATGCCGGCCACGATGTCATCCCTCGGGTCTACTGGGCAGCAGAACTTCCAGACCCGTCCCATCCAGAACGCTGGCGCGATCTCAGATCCGTCGGTGCTTGGCGGGAATGCCGCACAGGCTCCCGGTGGCGGTGGCGCGTTGATGGGCACGCCGGGACAGGTGGCGGCGAATCAGGCGGCGAGTTCCTATCCGGGGTATGGGCCGAAAAGCTCTCCAGTGCCGATGGTGACGATGAAAGCGCCTGACGGGTCTACCCAGCAAGTCTCGGCGGATACCGTGTCCTACTGGACGCAGAAGGGCGCACAGGTGGTTGGGAATGGCTAGCACTTTCTGGACGCAGAACGCGCCGACGAATACGGGCGTGACTGGTGGGAATCTTGGTGGTATTCAGCCTGCGCCTGTGGGTGCCCCAAGCAATCCCACGGTGCAGACGCAGCCGCAGCCCTATCAGCAGGGGCCGGGTGGATCACAGCAGCCGCAAGGCGACCCGAAGTCCATCGCGTTGCAGTATGCCCAGTCTCTAGGTCCTCCCTCCCCGGAGAACATCCAGAAGACCGCCGACTACATGAAGTCGCTCGGCTACGATGTGAAGGCGAATCCCGGCTCGGACGGGTTCTTCCTGAACGGCGTGGGCGTGGACATGGTGTCCAACTTCAAGGGAGGCGGGCAGCAGAACTGGCAGTTCCTGCCGGACTCCCCCATGGGTGGCGGTTCGCTAGGCAACATGGGTGATCCCTCAGGCTTCCAGACTGGCACGTTCACTGGTGGCGGGCAGTATCCATTGGCCTCCGTGCAAGGCACCGGACTCGCGCAGCCGTGGACGACACCGTTCACCCCGCCTGACAACCTCACGGAGCAGAACGATCCCGGCTTCCAAGCGCGGATGAAGATGGGCACCGACGCGCTCGAGCGCAGCGCGGCATCACGAGGCACGCTCCTGACCGGTGGACTCCTGAAGGGGCTAGACCGCTACGCGCAGGACTATGCCAGCAACGAATACGCCAACGTTTATGGCAGGGCGAAGGACCAGTATTCGACGGCTTACAACATCTTCAACAACAACCAAGGCAACCTGTTCAATCGCCTCGGGTCGTTGGCGAACATTGGCGAGAATGCCGCCGCAGGGACGGGGAGCCTCTACCAAGATGTCGGCAACTCGCAGGCGGCTGGCACGGTCGGCTCCGGGAATGCCATCAGCAATACCATCGGCGGGATCACCAATGCGGTGAGCAAGTATCCGTGGGGGACGCTTGGTCAGCCGAAGACGCAACAGCCGATGACCTATTCGGGTAGCGCCGGCTAATGGCGAACAACCCCAACATCATCCTCGGGGCTGGGCAGGGCCGTCCAGAGTCGGTGGACTACAACTCTGCCCGCAACATCGTGCAGGCCGGGGCTGCATTGCAGTCGAAGCAGGAGCAGCAGGACCGCCAGCAGGCAATGCAGGCCCAGCAGATGTTTCAGACGGCCTTGCAGCAGACGGGTGGGGACTACGACCAAGCGGTGGGTCGTCTGCGTAGCCAAGGCGTCAACACCATCGGCATCGAGACGGAACTCGCGAAGTCTCGGAAGGCGACCTACGACGCCATCAAGTCCCATTACGACGCCACGAAGTCTCAGCATGACACGCTGTCTGGACTAGCCGGACAGATCACGGACGAGGCGAGCTGGCAGCAGTATGCGCCCGAGATGATGAAGGTCGATCCTGACCTCGCGCCGATGATCTCGTCACATCCCCACTACGACCCGAATGTGGTGCATGGGTTCATGGCGCTCGGGGAGGCGGGGAACAAGATTCTCGATCGGGTGCAGAAGGGCAATGAAGCACTGTTGAAGGGTGAATACTCCACCTTCATGGGGAATCAGTTAGCGACCACGGAGAATCAGGACGATCTCGACAAGGTGATACAGGCAGGCCAGTCCGCTGCAGTGCCTGGATTCATCATGGCGCGGGTGCCGAAGGTCTGGTCACCTAACGTGCCAGCGATGGGCATGTCGTGGGCGATGACGGCGAAGGAGAAGGTAGAGGAAAGCGACAATGCGAGAACTGCCAAACGTGAGGCCGCAGCACAGGCTGAGACAGTAAAGCAGCATGGCATTCAGAACAAGTTTGAGCAGCAGCGCATCGGGCTAGAGGGTGCGCGGGTCGGCATGGAACGCCAGAGGCTACAGCGGGAAGCTGCTGGTGGGGCTGCGCCGAATCAGCCGCCCTCTGATGCGGTGCGCGGCTACATGGATGACATCATCGGAGGGGCATCGAAGCTGACTGATGTGCCAGCAGCAGGCGGTATGCGTAACTCCGTGGTGGCGCAGTTTAAGAAGGAAGGCTACGACCTCAACAAGCCCTTAACTGCACAGGCGCAAGCCCGTGTTGACCTTGCCAAACTCGTTCTGCCTCAAGTCGCTGAGGTGAGGGGGATGGCTGACAAGATTAACCAGATGGGTCTGATGGGCACACTGGGAGGTCGATGGCGGTCACTGATCGCGCATGAATCAGCAGCCGATGCCATTTCCGGCCTCACACCAGAGCAACAGCAACTCGTCGGACAGTTTGTCTTGCAGGCAGAACTGTTGACCTCTGGCACGGCGATGACGCACTTCGGGTCAAGGGCTGGCGGTTCCGTGGTCGAGACGTTTCGGAATCAACTTGACCCAAAGAACAAGGATCTGAATACATTCCTCGGCAACCTCAATGCCGTGCAGTCTGTCCTCGGTGGATATGCACAGGGACAACCTGGTGCCACGAAGCATGGAGCCGCCCCAGATGCCGCTTCGCTCCGTCAGAAATACAAGTATTAAGTCATGCCTGACCAGACACCGACTCTGAGTGAAGACAAGCGCCGTCAACTCGACGGCATTGTCTCTCAGATGGAGTCGAATCAGGAATCGCCTGACAATATCCAGTTCGTGGTGGATGACTTCAAAAAGAAATACTCCTCCGCTACTACTGCGACAGCCACGAGCCAGACGAGTATTGCTCCTCCCGTCAGTGTCGGTCGGCAACTCCTGAATGCAGCCATCGAGACAGGCCCTCAGAACGTTTTCACGAAGGAGAACCTACCGGCGTTAGCTGCTGCTGGGGCTGGCGCAGCCGTCGCGGCCACTGGCGGTGGTGCGGCTATCCCGGTCATCGCGGCGTCCATGCTTGGTGGTGGGGCAGGCGAGGCGACACGCCAAGCCGTCTCCGGTGAAGACCCGCAGGCCGGCAAAGTCGCATGGGAAGGCGTGAAGCAGGGAGGACTCGCTGCGCTTGGGGAGGGCATCTCGAAAGCTCTCTCTGTCGGCATTCCAGGGCTTGACGTGAACAGTCCTCAGGTCAAGGCATGGATTCAGCGAGCACAGGATCTCGGGATTCCGGTTGATGCAGCCGTCGCCACAGGGAATCCAGTGGTCGGCGCGGCGAAGTTCGCGGCAGACCGCACACTGCCCGGCGCGAAGGTGGCGGGGAATGCGGAAGCGGCAGCGGCTCAAGGCGCTCGGACAGCGGTGGGGAATGTGGCGAACCGCGTATCCATAATCCCACAGACCGCAGAGACAGCCGGGGCCGGTTTACGGCAGTCTGTCACGAACGAAATCACCAGCCAGCATGGGGCGGCAAATACAGCCTACGCCGATCTTCGTGCGATTGAAGCGAAGAACCCCATCACAGTCGATGTGAGTGCCGCGAAGGAAGCCCTGCAGCCGGTCTACGATCAGATGAAGCGGCAACTTCCGTTGACCTTGCGTCAAAGCTCTCCTGGATGGACGGCGCTCGACCAGTTTATGACTTCGCCCACCTTTCGACGGCTCTCCGATCTCGATGCGGATCTGAGCGTGATCAAGGGAATGGCGCGAGAAGGCGATCCATATCTGCGGTCGAACGGGCAGCGTATCGCGTCCATCATTGCCAAGAATGGCGATGAAGCGATTCAGCAGGCGGTGACGAATGCTGGACCAGATGCGGTCAAGGCACTGACGGCAGGACGGGCAGCGACAAAAGCTAAGTATGCCGCCGCAGACGTCCTCGGTTCATTCGCGGATGAACCTGTCAGAGCGTTCAATCAGGCGACTCTCAGGAACGACACCGGCATTGAGCGGCTGCGGTCCTTGCAGAAGGTGGCTCCTGATGCGCTCCCGAAGTTGGGGAGAGGCTACCTGGACGATCTCGTCGCAGATGCCACCGTCTCTGGGGATCGGTTCTCTGGTGACAAGGCACTGACGAATTGGCAGAACCTCGGGCCTGAGACGAAGAAACTCCTGTTCCCTGATGCGGGGATGCGGGCGGATCTAGAGTCTATCTTCCAGACCATGAAGCGTCTCTCCGCGAATCCCAACCCCAGTGGGACCGCGCACACGATGCTGATGTATGGGGAACTCGGCACGCTGATGGCGAGTCCACTCCTTGGCCCTGCGGCTGTGGCTGGATCAGTGGGGGGACAGTTGACGGGTGGCGTCGTGGCGAAGTTGCTACGGACGCAGGCGGGGATTCGTGCGCTCAGAGACGGCCTGATCCTGCCCTTCAGCCATCCCAATGTTTCACAGACGGCGCAGACGATTGAACGGGCATTTGCCGGAACGCAAGCGCCCGTCCGCTCCTTTGCACCGGCACTGGCGGCTCAGGACGATAACAGCACCACGACAGCAGGATCAGCCCCGCGATGATGATGCACGTCCACAGAAACGCCCGCATGAGGAGAGTGTAACGTGCCCTTGTCTGTGCCGCTCAGCCTCCTCCAATTCCCCGGCTACTTCACCGACCTCGATGGGGAACCACTCGCCTCGGGGTTTCTCCTGTTCTACATCGCCGGCACCACGACGAACGGGGTGGTCTACGCGGACAACCAGGGATCCGCGACTCTCACCAACCCGGTGCAGTTGGACAGCAGCGGCTTCGCGCAGGTGTTCCTGAGTTCCGCCTACCTGTATGACGTGGTGGTGAAGGACGCGACCTCGGTCGTGTTGTATACCGTGTCAGGAGTCGGGAACCCGGCGCAGATTGCGTTCGCGGGTCTCGGGAACATCCTCGCGGAAGGCGCAAAGAACGTCGTCAGCGGCTACAGCATCTTGAGCACGGACAATCTGGTGACGGTGAACAGCACGGGTGGTGCCAACCCCTGTATCGTGAACCTCCCAGCGGCCTCTACGCGGTCCACCACGGGCACAGGCTCGGGGATGCCACTCACCATCAAGAACATGGGGAACATCGCGCTAGCGGTTACTCCTGCGGGTTCAGACACTATCGAGGGCATCGCGGCGGTCTATGCAGTGGCACTCTCAGCCTCGCCGCTGTTTCGAACGATACGGCTCTTGAGTGACGGGGCCAGCGCATGGTGGATTGACGGCGGCATTGGCGTATGAAGCTGAGACTTCAGCGCCATACCTCAGGCCCGACCTCGACCATTGGCGAACTATCGGAGGAGTTAGCGGAGGGCGTCTGGTCGGAACGCTGGTGCTGGACCTGTGAAGATTTGGTTCGAGAACAGCGCGGGGTGCCTGTCTCGGTCTGGAAGGTCGATGGTGCTACAGCGATCCCGGAAGGCACCTACAGAGTCATCCTGAGTCAGTCCACGAGGTTCGGCGGGCAACTCATGCCGGAACTCCTCCATGTGCCGGGGTTCACGGGGATACGGATTCACAGCGGGAATACATCGCTGGACACGGAAGGCTGCGTGCTGGTGGGGCTGAACACGGACGGGACGCAAGTCCTCCACTCCCGTGAAGCGTATGGCATGGTGAAGAGCCGGATCGAAGACGCCGACCGGGATGGCAACCACGTGTATTTGATGGTGTGTAACGGCCTACCCTAACGTAGTGGTAGAATGGGGGCATGTCGAAGTTTCAGAAGACCTGCAAACGCTGTCACCATGCGTGGCTGAAGCGCAACCTGAAGGATCCGAGAGTCTGCCCGCAGTGCAAGCGGTATGACTGGGACAAGCCCGAACCTGTGCCTGCTATGAACACGTCCGCGAAACGGAAGCAGACCGCTGCGTGAGCACCATCCGTCGCGGCTCCACTGCTTCCGGCAAGTTGGTTATCGGACCTGCTGAACCGATTACGCCCGTCAACCTGAATCCTGTTCCCCCTCCTATGACAGCCAAGGCCACCATCGAGTCGTTTCAGACCCCCGTGACACTCGGCCACGCCGCACAGGTGAAGGCGAAGGTGACGCAAGGGCATCCCGACAAGTTCCGGTGGCAGTATCTGACAGGGGGTAGTTGGAAGACGGCTGGGGAAGTGCCGGCCACTTCTCTGACCTACGAGTATCTGTTCCCAGCGGTGGGGTCGTATCCGATTCGGTTGCAGTCGGTGGTGGCGGGGAACGTCACGGATACCACAGGAACCCCCAGAACCATCGTGGTGCTGAAGAATCCCGACCCGCCGCAGCCGCCGACGACCATCACGTTCAGAGCCTCTAATGGGCAGTATGTCTGTGCGGAGGAAGGTGGGGGCCACGAGGTCAACGCCAACCGTGACGCGGCAGGCCCGTGGGAGACGTTTAAACGCCTGCCACAGCCCGATGGGACGTTCGCCTACCAGTCGGACAAGGGCTACTACCTGACCGCCGAGAACGGCGGGGGCGGGGCGCTGCTGTGTAACCGGCAAGTCATTGGTCCCTCGGAGTGCTGGCATGAGCTTCACGTCAATCAAGGCATTGCTCTCCAATCTGACAACGGGCACTTCATGTGCGCCGAAGACGGAGGGGGAGGCATCGTCAACGTCACCCGGAGCACCGCTGGACTTTGGGAAACATTCAACACTCCTGTGGCTCCTCCGCCAGGGATCGTCCGCACCGTCCACCCTGACGGCCACGTCTTCAGAACCGACGATGGTGCCGCTTGGAGATGGAAAGGTGTCAGTGCCTTCCAACTCTGTGACCGCTGGCTTAGGGGCGAAGACCTCACGCCGTTCCTGAGCGCGTATCAGGGATTCAATACCCTGCGGGTCTGGAGCTACGTCGAAGGCCCGAACTGGACCGACCCGACCTGGGACTCTCCAACCCCTGACGAAGCCGTCGCGTTCGTGAAGGAGATGAACCGGCTCGGCTGGTATGTGGAATGGACGTTGCTGACCAGTTCCAACCATGCCCGCCTGTCCCATGCATTGGATGAAATTCATGCGTTTACGGCCGCTGGATTACCTGGACTGTTCCTCGAGGCCGCGAACGAACCAGAAGTGCAGCACGATGGCATTTTCATCGATGCGAATCCGCTCAAGGCGGCACTCGCGGCGTCGGGGTATCCGTATACCAATGGCTGCTATACCGAAGCCGCCAAACGATGGTGGGGGACGTATCTAACGACCCATACGCAGCGGGACAGCGAGTGGGTGAGACGCACGCATGACGGACTGGATTTGTATAACGGCGCTCCTGATGATCCACAAAGTCAGCCTCATCATGTCCCGATTATTTTCGATGAGCCGGCGAAGCTCCAGGACGTGGGTGGAGATCGCGTAAGTGACTGGAAAGCCTACTTCGGATCGGGGGGGTTCTTCGGGGGCGGGGCGACGTTCCACGCGCAGACTGCTAAATTCGCTCTTCCCCCAACAGCGGAAGAGGCGCAACTTGCTGGTTGTGCCCTTGTGGGGCTAAACGCTTTTCCAGAGGATGCATCTCTTGGGGCTTACAGTAGAGTTCCAGATAATACCCTGCGAACTTACATCGTCGGATCGAACATGGTGCGAATGAGGCCCACTACGCTTCAGTCGCCGCAACCAGGATGGGTCATGATCGATTCAGCCGGTATCTTGTGGCGTCGTTGAGCACGCCGCTCGGCAGCGTGAAGACGCGCATGAGCGGCTTTGCTCAGAACCATCAGGTTCTCTGGTCTGTCGTCCCACTTCTTGTGGTTGACGTGGTGGACTTCCTCGCCAGAGCGAAGGTAGCGACCAATAGTTTTCTCAGCAACAAGATGCGAGCGCAGGACGTGGCCGCTCTCTTTCGCTCTGGGATGGTCCTTTGCCATTGCCCACACGTAGCCTTTAGACGTGTGAACCTCACCGCCATTCCAGAAGTGGTGCGCCTCACCCTTCAGGTGATGATTGTGAACGTAACGCTGCCAGATCCACGGCCTACCGTGCATGGCAGGAACAAGCAATCCGCAGCCACACGCGCACGCTGGCGGATCTCCACGTTCTCGCATACGCTTCAGTCGTTCGTGTCCAAGCAGATAGTCGGCGCGGTATTTCCTGACTCGCTCACCACACCCACACGCGCAGAGAGGCCGAAGATCGCCAGTGCGACCATCTTTCCTGTGGTTCGCCATCTCTGTATTTTACCACTTACGGTTTGATACTGGAGGCGATAGATGATCGGCTTGCTGATTCTCCTCATCGTGCTCGTCGTCGTCATCTACATCGTGAAGCTGCTCCTGCCGATGCTCGGCCTGCCCGAACCCATCAACACGGTGGTCCTGCTGGTGTTGGGGCTGATCGCCCTGATATACCTACTGAACATGCTCGGTGCGACGGGGTTTCCGCATATCAGCGTGACGCGGTAATCTGCATACACTTACGCGCAAGTGTCAGCATTTTGCCGCATGAAGATAGTGTGCAGATGCCCTAAACGGACGTGGTAGAGTAAGCACGGCCGGGAGGCTCCCTAGTTGCCTGACGACGATCCACAGCCTGTCCAGCAGACCGTCGTTCGCCAAACCGTCGAAACCACCGGGGACGGCACGCCCATCCCGATTGGCATTGCCGCCAATGGGTCCCCCGCCGCCGTCCAAGTCGTCGCGTATCCCTGGTATTACCTGATGGCGGTGCGGGCGATCCGCTCCGGCTTGCAGTCCTTCTCCGCCTCGATTGGGGTCGGGGCCACGGGACTGCCGGAATACATTTTCAGCCTGCCGCCGCAGGACTTCCTCTCTAAGATGAAAATCGCGTGTCTGGTTGGGGTGGGGGCCGGGATGGCCTCCGCGATTCAGGACATGATTGAATTTACAAAGAGTTTCGATGTGACCCATCCCCAGTTCAGAGGGTAACCCATGAAACGCCTGTCCGACCTGTCGCTGTTGCTCGCGCTGCTGTGTGCGTTCGCGTTTGTCGGGCAGATGGCGGTGCTCGAGGCCGGCTGCGCGAAAGCCCCTCCCTCCCTCGGTCCAGTCGCCGCGCAGGACTTCCAGAAGACCCGGGTCATCAAGGGACTCGATCTGCTGCGGGACTTCGCCATTGATGGAGAGGCCGCGAAGCCGCAGATCGTCTCGACGGACACGACGCGGAAGATCGTGACCTACCATCAATCGGCGCTGAAGATCCTGGATGCCGCTGGCAGCGACTGGAAGACCGTGGTGGCGACGTCGTTGGATGCGTTGGTCCCCGCCCTGCCTGAGAAGGACCGTGGCAAGGTCGCGCCTTACGTGGCCTTGGTGAAGACGCTGTTGACGGAGGTGCAGTAATGGGAACCCTGCTCGGCCTCGCCATTCAAGAGACGCCGGCCATCATCGAGGCGCTCAAGGGGCTGTTCGTTCAGCAGCATCCAGACGCACCAGTCCCCAGCGATGCAGACGTCATTGCCGCCTATCAAGCGGCGTTGGCGTCCAGTTTGGCGAAAGACGCCGATTGGCTGGCGGTGCATCCAGAACCCACCTCAGACCAGTAGCACCCTTCGGAGCCGGTCAGGCTCGGCGCTCGGGAACCTCTACCGCCCCGGTGGAGGAGCTGGGGTCTGACCGCTCCGATTAGCGTTCTAGATTCCGCAAATCGCCCGTGAATGTCAACCGGACGGGCTGAGACTGGTCAATCGAGTCGTTGAACCGTTCGACATCATCCAGGCTCGTCAGGATGGCCCACTCTCCCGGCCACTCCATCAGGAACACCTTCTGCGCCTCTTCCAGTCGCCCCTTGGGCGTTTTGACCTCGACCAGCACGGTCCGGCCTCGCTTGGCGATGAGGAGGTCAGGAAAGCCCTGCCCGACCCGTGAAGTGTCCCGCACCACCCAGCCATAGGCGCGAAGCGCTTCGACGATCAGGGTATGGTTTCCGTCCACCCGCCGTGCCCAACTCACGAATCCGCGCCTTCCTGCTGGAGCTTCAGGAGGATGACCAGCACGCCTCGGGCGATGGCGAGGATCGTCCCGTCATGCGTGTCGGTAGGACTCTCGCTGGTCAGGGCGGCGGTTAATTGCTGGATGGCTTTCTCGAGGTCGGTCGGCATGTAGTCTCCTTTATCAGCCATCAGCGGCCTCGCTCCGTCTCCTGCGCGGGGGCAGGCGGCAGAAGCAGCGACTCCATGTAGGCTGTGATACGTCGCACGTCTCGTTGCGTCAGGTTGACCGGCAAACTGAGATAGGCGAACGTGTCGCCATCCAGCCGAATCGGATAGCGCACCAGTCCACGTTTAGCGAAGTCGGTGTAATCGGGTGCTTCAGTCATCTACTTTTCCTTTTGCGGTGCGGACGCCGCAAGGGCGGCATCGAGATAGGCTAGGAACTCATGCTGAGTCATGCCGTGTTCGCGGGCGATGAAGTTCCGTGCGTTTCTCAGCGTCGAGAGCAACCGATCATGCGCCGCGTGCGCCGTGTCCCGTGCCTGCTCGGCCTGCCGGAACTTCTCATACCATTCTTCGCATAGCCCGGCGAGTCGTTGCGCTTCGTCCTTCGCAGAGGCCAGCGACTTGAACACGATCTCTGGCTGGCTGATGATGCGTGCCGTCAGCCGTGCGTTCTCCTGCTGGATGCGTTCAATCTCAGCCAGTCCCGGATAGCTCAGACGCGCACGCTCATCGGCCTGCGCCTTCTCGCGCTCCAGTGTCTCGACGTGGGCGCTCAGACGGTCCACATCGCACAACGGGCACTGGCAGTCAGCGACTGAGAGCATCCGGCATCCGCCAGACTGATGCTTGCGGATAAACTCCTTCAGCCGCTCCGCAATCGCCGTCAGCCGTGCCGACATCGCCTGCTCGTCAGTCATCGTGTCACCTGGTATTCCCACAGCCCACCGGGTCGCCGCCGTCCGTTTACTGTGTACGCCCCGAACTTCTGCTTCCTGAGATCCCGCAGCCGTGCGGAAATGCCCGCCTCGCTGCTCCCGACATGCAGGACAATCTGGCTCAGGGTTCTCCAGTGCCCATCCAGCATCAGGAGTCGCACGCGCTCCAGTTGTCCTCGCAGTCGTGCCGCATCCAGATCAGGATCGAGCGTATCTCCATCAAACGCTGGTTCTGTGCGAAACAGGTCAGGCTGCATCAGACATACCCCTTACTCTTCATCTCACGCGCCAACAGGGCAATGCAGGACTTCCTCGAGCCGCATCCAGGCTCATGGCAGCACCGGCTGGCATACGCTCGGATGTAGACCTCTTCCGCCGCCTGTAGTGCTTTGGGTGACAGCGGCATCTTGTCCTTGACCTGCTGCATCGTGGGAGACACGCCTGCGAATAGGGCGGGCTGGTAGCGGATGCTCATGGGCGTATCCTACCGATACGTAAGCGGACTGTCAAGGTTCACGATACCTGTTCCGGTAATCGAAGCTCGCATCCTCGAGCCGATGCACCTTCGTGCGCCGAATCTCCGCGAGGGCGGTGGTAAACATCGCGTCAATCACCGCCTCGCTCAGGTCGAACAGTTCGCTCTGGGGCTTCGACTTATATGCGATCTGCGACCGGCGATTCTGCTGCGCCTTCCGCTTCTTCGCGCAGGCGTCACAGAACTTCTGCCCATTACTCCGCTGCACGAACCACGCAGGACAGGATAGTTCCAGGCACCGCCGCTTCTCGCCCTTCATGCTTCTGGCCTCGGATCGAAGCGTGGCCGTTGCCGGTCATGAAAGAACACGCTCCAAATGCGATGGCATGTCACACACTTGAACATCAAGCCATCGAGGACCGGCTGCATTAACTTCACATTCTCGTCGGAGTGACAGGTGGGGCAACTTCTCATGTCCTGGTCAGTCACGATTCCCTCATTTCCAAGACCCTAACTTCACGGTCGCATTTCCAGCAGACGGCGTGCTGCTCCTCCCAGAGAATCTTCCGCCAGCCTGACATAAACGCTCCCAGTGGGCTACTGACGCGGGCGGTATACCCGCAGCTACAGCGGATGGTGATCTGCCAGTCAGTGGCCGACATGCTGTGAATGCGCTTTTGCATGGCATTGGGGGCAGAGCAGGAGGCAGTTTGCGGGGTCATGCGGATCCCCGCCACGGCTTCTCGGCACGATCTCATGGACGTGCCCGACCTTGAACACCTGGTCGGTTTCGGTGTGCTTGTAGAGCCAATACCCGCAGTGCTGACACTCGCGGTTATCCCGCTTCCAGACGGCGGCGACACACTTCGCGCGCGCCACGACATTCTGGCGGTCGGTCTTGGCCTTGATCCGCCGCTGGGGAGTCGGCTTCGGATACATCAGCGGGTCCAGACGATGATGGTCATCGGGTGGCCTTCCTGAAATCAGGTGCGTATTTAGAGGCCCGCTGCCGCTCATGACCGGAGTGATTTAGCCGACTACAAGCGCGGCAACATCTATGGCCGACAGCGGTAACATAGAGGTTGTCTGCGGTGTATTCGTGACCTCGCCTACAGTGGGTTCGCGTCCTTGCTAGTGCTCGTTGAACTTCAGCGCAGTTAGACCGACGCACGTTCTCTAGTGGTGTTACTGGTTCAAGGTGGTCAGGATTGACGCACGACCTGACGCGACAGAGATGATCTAGATGGAGTCCATCAGGTATATCTCCAACCATCGTCTGGTAGACGAACCTGTGTGCTGGTTCTCTTAAGAAATACCCATATCCGTTCGGATTCATGTTTCCAATCCACAACCAGCAACCCGTATTCGGTTCTGGCATGATCCGACTCTCAAGCCGCTCAGGAAGTGGCCTCACCGTGTCAGCCTCATTTCTTCAGCGACAGACCGGAGCATGTATTTAAGTGATCGGGCCATTTCTACCACAAGTTCCTTAGTGTCTCTACACTCTCTTTTCCACAAAAACTCCTGCGTCGTCTCGGCCCGGATCTTCGCCCTGTTTGCTGCTGTATCGGCTTCGAGGTGCCCAAGCAATACCAGCGCATAGGCATGGTCGGCGTTGCGGATCTCCTCGAGACAGTTGCCCATCAGCGCCGTGAGCTTGACGAGCAGTTCTGCGGCCCGTGAGGGGCTGACATCGGTGGTCCGTAGTTCGGTCTGGATCTCGCGGACTAACTCTCTGACGGTTGGCGTATGAGCCATTTCTACCATTGCGTGTGGGTGAGGGCATTTCGTTGCCGGGTTGAACGCCCCTCCGCATCGAGTGCACATGGCGACTTCAGCCACCGATCACCCCCAGGCGCTTCGCGAGCGCGTATGTGGCTTGAACGTCTGAGGCGCAGTGGCATTCGACGGCGTGCCAGTTGTCGGCCGCGATGAGGGCCGCGATGTCCTTGCCGCTGTTCTCGTCGTCCACCTGGATGCCGAACCGCTGACAGTAGAAGCTCAGACTGTGCGATCGGTTCTTGTCGCCGTAGTTCAGTAGCGCCATCAGGTCGATGACGTGCGGGTGCTTGAACTTGTCGATCTGGATATTCGGCGCTTTCACGCCTAGGTAGAGCGCACGGCGCAGCAGCAGCGGGAGGTCGAAGCCCAGCCCGTTGAAGGTGACGAGCACGGGCCAGTCGGCGGTGTTGTTAGAGCTAAAGAACGCGCCGAAGAATGCGCCGAGCATGGTTCGCTCTTGCGTCTCGTCCTTCATGATGTTCGTGTCCACCATCGTATCCGTGACGTGATTCACGCCCAGACAGACTATCCGCGCCAAGTCGATGTCCAGCGCGGCCTTGTCCAACTGCGCCTGCTTGGCCTTGGCGACATACGCCGCGATGGCTTCTGGCTTCGTGTAGTTCGAGGGCGCTTCGACTGGCTCGGTCAGGTAGGTGGCCGCGTCAGGGATGGCGTGCGATTCGAGGTCTAGGATGATGTAGCGCATGGCCTAGAAGGGGATGTCGTCGTCGGACGGCAGATCGACGTGCTCGTCAAACACGTCCTGTGGGGTCGTAGGAGGCGCTACAGCACGTTTCTGCGGCGTGGCCGGGGGCTTGGTCGAGCCTGGGCGGTCGTCCACCCTGATGGCGTCCACCATCTTTCCCTGAAAGGGGACTTTGGTGGCGTAGAGGACAATCGACCAGCCGATCCAGCTGTCCGACTCGTCATCGCCCACGGCGTTGATGATGGCGTAAGAATTAATTCGGTTGAGAACGAGGGTCTTCTCCTTCCCCACGAAGTGCAGGATGGCCTTCTCGCCTTCCTCAAACTTCTGCGAGGTCACGGCCTCGATGGTCACACGGACGGCCTTCCCATTCAGGTCCGCTGCCGCCAGCGATTTCTTGCTCCGATACAGGTCGTTGATCTTCACTTGCTCTCCGTTTCTGCCAGTGCGGCAAAGTAGCCCATGAGTCGTCCCGGCCCCCACTCGGTCAGGAGCAGGTCAAGTTGATAGTCCTCTTCGCTGTTATTGCGGACGCCGTAGCGCGAGACGTTATGGAGTCCACGGGCGACCAGCTCTAGACGATGCGTCAGGGTGCGCGTGACTGGACCTGTCAGTCTGTTGATGGTGCGCGTCTCTTCCCAGATGCGCTTGACGTAGCTCTCCAGCAGCGCCGTGTGCTGGGCTTCGGCCCACTCGTCCATCTGCTGGGCTTCTTCAGACTCGAACTGTTCGCGGCTGGTCAGGGGGTCGAGGTTCATGGCTACTCCTTCGCGCTGACGCGCACGTTGCTGCTGTAGCACCACTTACAGGAGGCTTTATCCTGCCAGTCAGTGGTGAGGTAGTCGGCGCGGCAGTCGGGGCATTGCACCCGCTCGGCGGGGACGGTGACTGTGGAGCCTTCCACCTTCAGCCCCAGGCCAATCCAGACGGCATCCTCGAAGGTCATGGCTAGTCCTCTTTCCGAATCAGCAGGCGCTTGATTTGGCTGGGCGCGTGGAAGGCTGTTTCGTAAGTCCGATCCATGACGACGCCTTCGCGTCCCAAGCGAGTCAGCAGCTCGGCTGGTGTTTCCTCTGTTTCCACGTAGAACGCTGAACCCCAGCCTTCGATGTGCTCAAAGTCAACCAAGAGCCTCACCAGCCCCCTCCCACCGCCCACGCGAGGCGGTCAATCAGTCCGTTAGCTACTGCGAGCGCAATCAGGAAGCCCAGCACCAGGCAGAGCGAGAACAGGCCCGAGGCGTTGGTGGAGGAGGTGGTGGGGGTCACGACTGCACCGCTGCGTGCATGAGGCCGACGCCCACCAGCGTGCAGAGCGCCATCGTCACGCACAGCATCTGCTGCATCGGGTAGGCAGGAGGAACCGCTA